TTGCCGAATCTATCTTTATATTGAGAATTGGATACTCTAATATCAAATGGAAATCTGGTATGCAATCTATTTTCTTTTGCTATATAAGTTGTTCTTGGTCTTCCTCCTTTAACTCTACCTTTTTTATCTCTACGTTTTATTTCATTTACTACACCACATTTTGTAATAATAGCATTTTTATCATGTTTTTCTGAAATTGTTTCAGATGCTTGATTTGGTGGCAAATAACACCAAAAAGATATTGCAAAATCATCATCTTGAGTAAAATTAACTTTTTCATAATTATCTGTAATAATGTATGCTGGAAATGGCTTGCTACGCTGTTCATCAAATCTCAATGAACCAGTATTAAACATTGCTGCAACTCCTGATGCTGTTACATATTGTGTAGTATCTATACCTCTAGTATATTTTATTTGATGAGCAACAGTTTTAATATCAATATTTCTCAATCTATTATTTAATCTATTGCTAATAGTTTTTGTTCCTCTTTGATCTAATAATTCTAAATGACGAAAAGCATCTTCAAATCCCCAATATCCAATTAAATTTGTTTTAGGTGCAAAACTTGATGAATCAATTAATCTATCTCGAAGATTACCATATTTATCATCATGTAAAATAAATCTATCAAAGCCTAATGAACCAGTTGCTTTTAATATTACAGATTCTCGTTTTATATTTTCTCCATGAGATACATAAGGAACAATGATTGTACTACAAGATAAAAATAAATTCTTTTCAGTATATCTTGGATTATAATGTTCATATGTATGCATTGGTTCATTTTTATGTTCTGGTCTATAAAACATATGATCTATTGCTTTCCAATGCACGGTTTGAAATGTTCCGTCAACATTTTTTGCATTATCACCAGATAATGATGAACTAATTGGTGTAACTTGGTTTGTATAAACTCCATGTCTTAACACATAATGATTTGCAAGATAATCTGCTTCATTTGCTTTAAATGTTGTGTTAGCTTCAAATGGTGTACATGATACATCATCTGCGTTAATTGGTCTGAAAACTACTGCTCTAGAGGCCATATTTTATCCCTTAATAGTAAAAACTCTCTTATACATATAAATATAAGAGAGCTTAAAATATGATTCAAATTACAATGTTAGAAGTCTAATTTAACTTTAATTAATGCCTCTCTTGTAAATGATTTCAATAATGGTTTACTAAGTTTTGCAACTGCTAACAATTCTCTTCTATCATTATACATTCCTATGGTTGTAATATAAACTTTTGGATCACCAATAAATGATGATTGCGCAAATCTACCATTTGAACCAGTTACGAATGTTGGATTATTTGAGAAGTTATATTCTGCATTTGTTGCACGAACAAAGTAATGAGTTGATGTAATCTTTTCAGATGACCTTGCTTGTAATCCTTTGGTATCTCCTGATGCATCTATGTTATACGCTCCTGAATGAGATATTGATGTAAACAATTTAAATGCATTATCTCCTGCAACTTCTGAACCTGTTACAGTATTAAATGAAGCTGACATATTTAATTTATCTGCATCTAATACCGCAATACCTAAGTCTGGAAATAATAAACCAAAATGCTGTAATGGAGCAATTCCTCCTGAACCTTTAAATACACCTTTTTCAATTGAACCTGATACAAGATTATATCTTCTACCAAAATGTCCTCTTCTTACAGATATTGCTGAAGTTACTTTTGAATCATCAACTAATCTTAATACTGGATTAGCTGCATTACCTGTTGATGCTGAAACTGCTGAACCAGTAAAGTCATTATTGTTTCCAGTATAGCCTGCACCATTTAGATGTGCTAAGTTAATTTCAATATTACCTTCATCTAATCTTTCTCTCATTAAAGCACGATTGAAATTGATAACATAAATATGTTTTGAATCAACACCATTAAATGTAAATGTTTGATCATTTGGTTCTAAACATAATAATCTATACTGTGAATAAATTGCTCTTGACGGAGTATCATTTACTTGGCCACCTTCATCCGCTGAACCAGAACCTTCTCTATGTCCATATGCAACACTAAACATTGCTGATGCAGTTAAATCATTAGTTGTATTTGCTTTTCTATT